GGTCATCCTGGAAATGATATTCAATGCCGATGTGTAGCTAGGCCGATTATAAATATTTAAACATAACGGTTGATAAGTTTGTATTATTCAAAAATTTATTTTATAGTGATTAAAACTAATAGGTGTTTTTGAATGTTCTTAAAAGATAGATTGAATATAACAACCCAGCGGAAATACACCGATGAGGGGTTCTTAATCGTTCCCGCTCGCATTGGCCGCATTGGGATACAGGAATATCTGGCTGTTGAGATGGGTGTAACTGATCGTGAACCTAATTCAATAATAAAAGTATACCGTCCTGCTGAAGAAGTCTTCTCTGACGAATCATTACAATCTTTTACGAACAAACCTGTTACAAATAATCATCCCCCTGTATTGGTAGACTCTAGAAATTATACGAAATATTCAGTAGGTCATTCAGGACCAGATGTTTCTCGTGATGGTATGTTTGCCGATACAACCTTATACATAAAAGATGCTAAAACTATTCAAAGGGTAGAAGAAGGGAAGGTTGAACTTTCTAACGCCTACACTTCAGACATAGAATGGACATCAGGAATTACTCCAGAGGGTGAGTCTTACGACGCCATCCAACGGAATATAAAAGGCAATCATATTGCGATTGTTGAACGTGGTCGTGCCGGATCGGCTTGTAGAGTCGCCGACAATTTACCCTTAAACGGAGATATAGTCACTATGGCTAAAATCACTATTGATAGCGTAGACTTTGAAGTATCTGATCAGGCTGGTCAAGCGGTTATTAAATTGCAAGACAAGTTAACAGATATCGAAAAAGAAACTGCCGAAAAAGAAAAAGAAGCTGAAGATAAAGAAATGGAAATGGCGGAAGCTAAAAAGAAAGCTGACAAAACTGAAGATTCTTTAAAGGCTGAACTTGACGATGCTAAATCTAAAGTCCTAACGGCTGACGCCTTGGATAAAAAGATTGCAGAGCGTAGTGAGTTAGTATCTCACGTATCTAAAATCGTTCCTGACATTAAATGGCAGGGTAAAGATTCAATGACATTAAAACGCGAAGTCATTGCTGCTAAACGTCCAACCGTTAAAATGGATTCGGTGTCTGACGATTATATTAATGCTAGTTTTGACATGTTAGTTGAAGCGATTAATACAAATAGTCAAGTTGGTATGGACGAAAGTTTTATTGGTACGGTTACCGTCACTGACAAGAACAAAGATAATCGTTCCGCTGATGTTATTTCTCGCGATAAAATGATCGCAGATAGTCAAGCGGCTTGGAAACGCAAGGAGAAAAAATAATGAGTGCTCAACTTTCTTATTCAATCGACCAAGGTAAAGCTTATGCGGGCATGTTGGCTGACCTACATGATACCGATGTTATTTCCCGTTCTATTGAAACGGCAGCCGGTGCCAACTTTGGTATCGCTGTCAGTCGTGGTACAGATAAAGATAAACAGGCTGTTATCGGCGGAGCAAGTGGTTACTTAGGTGTTACTCTTCGTTCACTAGAACGTGAGAACTCAAGTACAAATACCATTAAGTATTCACAAAAAGAAACTGCTGGTATTCTTCGTGAAGGGTATATTTACGCTGTATGTCCAACTGGATGTGTTCCTGGTGATTTAGTTAACTATGCGAACGCCACTGGTATTTTAGATTCCGGTACTGCTGTCGCAGGTGAAACTCAATTGACAGGTTCTGTATGGGATACGACTGCTGTCGCTGGTGAATTAGCGATTATCCGTTTAGCTGGTATTCAAACAACTGCTGGTGTATAAGGAGACCATTATGAAAACCTTTAAATTGAAAAACGGAGGTACTGTTAGCTTTGACGGTATCTCTATGACAGTCTCTGATGGTGGCAAGGAATTGACACTTGATTCGGCTGTATCTAACGCGATTGGTAATACTTACGTAGATGCCGATGCTGGTGTGTTCTTCCAGCGACAGCTAGAGCTAATTAAAGCTAAGTCGTACGATGTACGGTATGCCGAATTAAAAGCTCGTATGTTGTTTCCTGTGTCGTCTGAAGGTGGTGCTGGTATTACTAGTATCGTTTACCGCACGTATGATCAAGTCGGTGCTGCTAAAATTATCAACGCGTATGCTGATGATTTACCTCGTGCTGATATTTCTGGTAAAGAAACCAGTATTCCAGTTCGGTCTGTCGGTATTTCTTACGGTTACAATTTTGACGAAATCAATTCATCCGCTCTAACGGGTGCTGCTTTGGATCAACGTCGTGCCAATGCCGCTCGCCGTGCCAATGAACAAACCGTCAATAATGTTGCTTTCTATGGTGATGCTGAATCTGGTTTGTTTGGTTTGTTTGATAACCCTAACATCCCAACCGGCGCGGTTGTTAACCCTGGATCAGGTACGGAATTTATAAACAAGACCCCTGATGAAATTTTGTTTGACATCAATGATTTGTTTACTGATATCTTTGAGACAACTAAAATGGTGGAATCAGGTAATACTTTATTACTTCCCCCTAATCAATGGTCTTACATTATGTCAACCCCTCGTGCTTCAAACAGTGATACCACTATCGCTCAATACATTGCCCAGAACAGCCCGTTCTTAAATAGTATTGAAGATATCATCCCTGTTAATGAATTCGCGGCTGCTAATAACCCAACATTGAGCACCGATGCAATGATGGCTTATGACCGTGACCCAGACAAAGTTGAATTGAATATTCCTGTTGAATTGGAAATGCTTCCTGTACAACAAAAGAATCTTGAATTTACAGTTCCAGGTCGTTCACGTTTAGGTGGTCTTAGCATCTATTATCCATTAGCGTTCGCAATCGGTACGGGGATTTAATCATGGCTGGTGTAATGAACAAAACGGCTAGACAGTTCAATTTGAAAACATTGGGTAAAAACGGGAATCGTGTTGTTGTACGTATCGCTCCCGGATTTAACGCTGTAGATGATGAACATTGGAAAGCTTTCTCTGACGGTAAAAAGGTTGACCCTTATGTTGCATCTTTGCAAAAAACCGGTCAGCTAGAGTTTGGTACATCTATGGATGATGAGGAATTAGAATCTGATCCAGATACTAAATCTAAATCCAAGTCGACACCTGCTCCAAAAGATAAAGTCTAGTATAAAGACCCTAATACCCCTTTGTTAAGGGGTATTATTTAATACTATTACCTAGTTGTATTAAATAATACCGCCTATCATCATTCTTAAACAGGTATACGTTACCATGGCAGATAGAAGAAGTTTAACCATGAGAGAATTAATACTACCAATCATAATATCCACCATTGTCGGTGCGACCAGCTCATATACAGCCACTATCGTGACCCTTGAAAGACTACAAACAAAATTGGTTTATATAGAGAAAGACGTCAATGATTTTAAGGATTTACTATCCACTGTTAATAACAATAATATATTATTGTCATCTAGAGGGGTATGGATGGAAAGTGTTAATTCTTGGAAACGTAGTGATGATGTATGGAAGGAAGAAATGAATACACGTGTCAGGGTATTAGAATTTAATATACATACTAAGGAATAACATGACTTGTACTGTTGAAGAATTAAGATTAAGATTCCCTGAGTTTATTGATGACACCGAATATTCCGATGCCCGGATACAACTATTTCTTGATGATGCTGTTGAAGATATTGGTTCTGATGAGAAGAGATGGTGCGGTAAATATAACCGAGCCCAGTGTAATCTAGCGGCGCATTTATTATCTATTGGTACATCTAGTGAGGCGGGTGATAGTTCAGGCAAGGCCGGGGCTATAAGCTCTAAATCTGCTGGTGGTGTTTCCGTTACTCGCGCGGTAGTTGCTAAAAACNGCTCAGATGCAGATTTATTCTATTCAACTACTATTTACGGCCAACAATTTATGATTATCAGAAACGGTTGTTTTATTGGTGTATTGGTAGCAAACTGTTTATGAAATCCAAAACCAAAGTCAAAAGTAATACTGATAAAGCAATAAAAGAGCTAGAGAAGATATCTACTTCTATGCGTGGAAACCCTTCTGTTGTGGTTGGTTTACCTAAAGCTTCCAATGATTACCCTGATGGTACTTCCGTTATAATGGTTGGTCTTGTTCACGAGTTTGGTAGTCCTGTTAAGAATATACCTCAACGTAGTTTTTTAAGATCTACTGTTTTAGAAAAACGCAATGATTATAAGAAGATGTTTACCAAGTTAGCCAAGAGAATAATTGATGGCTCAATGAATTCTAAACAGGCTTTACAGACGGTTGGATTACAGGTTGAAACTGATGTTAAGGCTAAGATCACAGATATTAAAGAACCCAAATTAAAATCAAGGGAAGGGAACCCGTTAATAGACACTGGTCATTTACGTCAATCAATAACCCATGAGGTAAAAGAATAATGCCTATAAATGTTTCTGAAGCCTTAGATTCCGATACAGGTATAATCTTAACGGTAGAACGTACCTCAGGAAGTGGATATGTAGACGGTTTGTATGTCAAAGGGACAACGAGCCTATTTAAAACAATAGGTAGTCCTCAACAACCTAGTCCCCAGGATCTACAAACTTTGGCAGAAGGTGAAAGGGATAAAGATATATTCAAATTCATAACTAAAAAAGTTATTAGGACAGCTAGTGATGGGACCGGTACAGACGCTGACGTTGTTATTTTTAAGGGTAAAAGATTTAAGATAATAGCCGTGCAAGACTGGGATACATTCGGTCACACGATTTCCTTCGGAGCCAAAGAACAATGATATTAGAAGAGACAATAAATAAGCTTTTAAGGGACGTTGTTGACTTGCTTTTAAGTTCACCTGACTTTACAATAAAGGCAAAGCAAAAAGACGCACCTAGACCGAACAACCCGTACGCCGATGTAGATTTTATGAGTGACTTTAGTATCGGCATGGAACAACATAAATTTTCAGATGATTTAGGCGGTAGTGATCTTACTGAAAATATAACAGGTATGCGCCAATTAATGTTTTCCATAGGTTTTTACAAAGATGGTTCTAGGGACAAAGCTAGGTCAGTTAGAACAAGTTTAGTCAGAGAGTCTATACAATCATTATTTAGGGCGGCTGGTATAGGTTTAACGAGCCGCTCTGAAGTAAGGGAAATTTCAGAAGCCTTAGAAAACGGGTGGGAAGAAAGGGCACAATTTGATATTGTGTTGAGCTCCGTAGGTACGGATTCTGATATTATTAAATCAATACTTAGTGTTGATTTAGGATTAGAATTCCAGTCTCGCGGATTAAAATATAACTCTACTATAGAGGTGCAATAATATGACAATTCCAGTTTCTAGCGTGGTTAATGTCAGCATAGCAATCGGTGCTACATTTCCAGCACGGAAAGGATTCGGTACTCTTAACATCGTTACTGCGGAAACTGGTGTTATAGGTATCGCTGAAAGAATTCGTTCTTATCAAAACTTAGATGGTGTGGCGGCAGATTGGCCTTCTGATTCTGAAGTTGTGGCTGCTGCTACTGCTTATTTCGGTCAACAACCTAAACCGACAGCATTGAAAGTTTCAACAAGATACCCTAGTGATCAATCTGGACAGTTACGAGGTGGATCTGTTGTGGCTGCTGATTTAACGGCATTGTTTGAGATTGCAAATGGATCATTTGCAATTACAATTGACGGTGTTAATGAAGATATCAGTACCTTGGATTTTTCTACTGACACTAGCGGTGACCAAGTAGCTACTACAATTCAAGACGCCTTACAACTAATCGTAACAGGTGGTTTTGCTGCTGCGACTTGTGCTTATGTTGGTGATGAAGTTTCAGGGCGCTTTTTAATAGGTTCAGGGACAACTGGTGTGACATCCACTATAAGCTTCTTAAGAACTACAGATCCATTAAGTGGAACTGATGTAAGTTCTTTATTACAAGCTAAACAGGGTGAAGGCACAAAAGCTGACGGAATTGAAGCTGAATCAATTACTGCTTCCTTAGACGCTATTCAAGAAATAGATACCGATTGGTATGGCTTGATTTTCACTAAAGAAGTTCGCGATGGTTTTGTAGTTAATACTGAAGACGCCGTTGAAGCTGCTGCCGATTGGTGTGAAGCTAGGATTAAAGTATTTGGTAATACTTCAAATGATTTAGATGTTCTGGATAGTGTTACCACTAATGATATCGCTTCTGTATTAGCGGCTAAGAATTTACGTCGTACCATTACAACCTTCAGCTCTTATCCAAATCAATACCCTTCAGCCAGTGTCCTAGGTCGTGCGTTTACTGTTAACTTCAGTTTAGCCAATAGTACCTTGACTCTTAAGTTCAAACAGTTACCCACTATTACAGTTGAAAAATTAACTCAATCACAAAAAGCGGTTCTTGATAATAAGTTCGCCAATGCTTTGATTGAAGTCGGTGCTAGTGATATGTATGCTGAATCTTATATGGCTAGTGGTATATTCTTTGATGAAGTTCATGGTATTGACTGGCTGCAAAACGCTGTACAGACCAACGTGTTCGGTTATCTACTAACCCGTACCACTAAGGTCCCCTATACAAACAAAGGCGTCGCAGCCGTCGAACAGCAAGTAATTAAGGCACTGGATGAAGCCCTTCGTAACGGTTTAATTGCTTCTGGTGAAACAATAGACGGCGAGTTTTTAGCTAATGGCTATAAGACGACCGTTATACCAGTTGAGGAAATGAACCAGTCTGATAAGGAAGCTAGACACTATCCAGGGTTGAGTTTCACTGTACTAGGTGCTGGTGCAATTCACAGTGTACAAATTAACGGTATATTTGAAAGATAAGGGGAATCTATATGAAAGAGTTTAGTTTTTTAGACACACTCCTCCTAATAAACGGAATCGAAATGTCTGGTTTCGACGAAGGAGACGACGTAATAAGTTTGGAACGGATCAATGATTCAGCGGCGCATAAGATAGGCACCGATGGTGAAATGACCGTATCTATTAGCGCGGACAGATCAGGGATGGTTAAATTTAGATTGATGCAGACTTCTGATTCCAATACCTATTTATCAGGACTGATTAACGCACAAGAAAATGGGGCGTTTATACCTATCTTCACTCAGTTTAAAGATACCCGTGGTTTGGATATGGGTTCAGGTACTCAAGGTTATATTACCCGTCCCGCGCCTATGGTTAGAGGTACCAATGCTAATAGTCAAGAATGGACAATTGTCGTTGAGCGCTTAGACCTTCTTCACGGAGGTTAAAAGTTTCTGAGGTAGGGTTATCTACTTAATGATCCCGGTCTAGTTAAGTAGCCTACCTCAGGATTTAATTAGACCGGAATAAACTAAACTAGACCGGAGTTTATAAAATGGCTTGTAGAACAGAATCAAAACAAATCGGCGATCATGAATATAGCGTCACTCAGTGGCCTGCCGACAAATCAATTATCACGAAATTCAAATTAGTTAAGGCATTCGGCTTATCTTTGAAATCACTAGCACCTCTAATGAAGGATTCCTCAAAAGATAAAGCAAGTGAAACTGATGAGTTAACAGCTATATCTGAAGGACTCAACTCCTTGTTCCAAACCAATTCACCTGAAGAGCTAGTTGTTCTAATGAAGACTTGTGTTATGGGTACGGCTTGTGATGGTAAAAGAATTACGGAAACCTCATTTAACGAACTGTTTTCAGGCGATGACTTGTTAGAAGTTTATAAAGTTTTCGTATTTGTATTGCAGGTAAATTACTCAAATTTATTCAAAGGTCAGTTGGCAGATCGCTTCCTGACCAAAGTCAAAACAAACCTATAGATGTTGATAACTTCCCAAACGTGGATCCATTTTTACATAGACCTATGTTAGTTGATCCACCGATGTGTTGTTTGAAAGAGTTACAGGATGGAACTTATTCTATAGACGATGTAACATTAATGAATGAATTACTAGATTTAAAGATGAGTCTAGCCCCTAAATCAAAAGGCAAGAATTAATGGCTGTGATTGATGAACTCCTAGTTGGTCTCGGATTTGATTACGATCAAACGGAGATGACAAAGTTTAAGGATGACGTATCTAAAACCACTGGAGTCATCGCCGGAATGGCTAAGGCTGCTCTAGCGGGTGCTGCTGCGATAACGTCTATGGTTGTAGCCTCTACCCGTTCATCAGATGAACAAGGTAAACTAGCAAAAGAAATAAATGATACAGTAGAAAACATAGATGCATTGCAATTCGCCCTTAGACGTTCTGGTGGTTCGGCTGAAGGTATGTCAAATTCCCTAAGGACATTAGCTATAAGAGCTTCTGAAGCATCCAGGGGTGTCGGTAGTGGTGTAGAAGCTTTCGGTATATTGGGTATTTCTACGACTGACCTTAATGGTGAGTTAAGGTCATCTAGCGATTTGATGTTAGAAATATCAAGTAAGCTTGAAGGGCTAAGTAGTTCTAAACAAATAGAATTGGCAGACAAGCTCGGTGTAGTTGATTCTATAAGACTCTTGCAGCAAGGTTCAGAAGGTATAAAAGAGTTAACTGACGAAGCAAGAGCATTAGGGGTGACGACTGCTGAAGATGCCGCTATATCAGCAAAGTTCCAAGACTCGTTGACTGATTTATGGCAGATTACAAAACAAGTAACTAGAACCATGACTAGGGAATTTGCACCGATTCTTACGAGCATAACAAGTGCCGTGACAGATTGGTGGAAAGCTAATAAACAAATTATTGAACAAAAGTTACCGGAATGGATAGACAAAGCGGCTGTCGCTTTTAGATTACTATTAGTGGTCACGGCTGCTTGGATAGGTATGAGGATGGTAGGACATTTATTTACATTGATCGGCATGTTTAAAGGGTTAAGTTTAGCGGCCCTTGCTGCTAATACAGCGGCTTTATTATTGCCAATTTTAATCGGTGTTGCTATCGCGGCTATCGCCTTATTAGTTGAAGACGCTAAAGTGTTCTTTGAAGGAGGTGAAAGCTTTATAGGGGACATGATTAAAAAGTTCCCACAATGGGCTGACCAGATAAAAGTTATCGCTGCTGTCCTGGCTACCGTTGCTGAAATGATTGGTATGATATGGGACGGGTGGAAACTTATAATTGACTTCTTAT